GGTTTCGGCTCGAAAAGGAACGCCGCGCCGCATTGAACCGGTTGGCAAATTATGCGCCATACCCAAAGCAGCTCGAGTTTCACGAGACTGGCGCCAAGTATCGCGAGCGCGGCTTCATGGCCGGTAACCAGCTCGGCAAAACCCTGGCTGGCTCGGCCGAGATGTCGATGCATCTCACCGGCCGATACCCAGACTGGTGGCGCGGCCGGGTCTACGACAGGCCGATCCGCGCCGCGGCCGGCTCCGAGAGCGCCGAGCTGACCCGTGATGGCGTGCAGCGCCTGATCGTCGGCAACCCGCGCGACGAAGGCTCCTGGGGCACCGGCATGCTGCCGAAGGATGCCCTGGCGCATTGGACGCGGCGCAATGGCGTCTCCGATGCGCTCGATGGCATCGTCGTGGTGTGGGGTGGTGGCGGCGACGTGCAGCAAGGCCACAGCACGCTGAACTTCAAGGCCTATGAGCAAGGTCGCGCCAAGTGGCAGGCCGATACCCTCGACGCGGTCTGGCTCGACGAAGAAGCGCCGATGCCGATCTACAGCGAGGCGCTCACCCGCGTCAGCTCGACCAACGGCATGGTCTACTCGACGTTCACGCCGCTGATCGGCATGAGCGAGGTGTGTCGGCGCTTCCTGCTGGAGCCGTCGCCCGATCGTGTCCTCGTCAACATGACGATTGACGATGCGTTGCACTACACCGCCGAGCAGCGCCAGAAGATCATCGATGGCTACCCAGCACACGAGCGCGAGGCTCGCGCCCGCGGCACGCCGCAGCTCGGCTCCGGCCGCATCTTCCCGGTGCCCGAGGCGGATATCGCGATCCCGGCGCGCATCTTTCCAAAAGAGATGGCGCGTATCCGCGGCATCGACTTCGGCTTCGATCACCCGTTCGGCGCCGTCGAGCTGGTGTGGGATCGTGACGCCGATGTGATCTACGTCACCCGCGCCATCCGTATGCGCGAGCAGACGCCAGTCATCCACGCCGCCGCGATCCGCGCCTGGGGCATGGAGTGGGTGCCGTGCGCGTGGCCGCATGATGGTCTGGCGCACGACAAGGGCTCCGGCGATCAGCTCGCCGCGCAGTATCGTTCGCAGCATCTCACCATGCTGCACGAGCGCGCCACCTTTCCCGACGGTGGCAGCGGCGTCGAGGCCGGGCTGATGGCGATGCTCGATCGAATGCAGACCGGCCGGCTGAAAGTTTTCGGCCACCTCAACGACTGGTTTGAGGAGTTCAGGCTGTATCACCGCAAGGACGGCAAGGTGGTGAAAGAGCACGACGACCTGATGTCGGCGACGCGCTACGCCATCATGATGTTGCGATATTCAATCACTGAGCCGGTGCGTCGGCCGCGGCTGCCGCCGTCTGGTTCCTGGCAGGCGGCGTAATGCTAAAGCGCCAGATCGAGTTGCTTCGGTAAGTTGTCGTTTGCGGGCTCACCCACCATCATGTGCAGCCGGTGATGACAGTAGACGCAAACGGCATGGAGGTCTTCGGGCCTTTCGTAGCCGAGCCGCGCGTAGCTCCAATGATGGACCTGACAGGCTTTGCGGCCGCAGCGTTCCTCGCACATGAAGCCGACGCTTTCGAGGTGCTCGCGGCGAACCTGCTGCCAGCGCGATGAGCGCATGTAGGTGAGATAACGCTTGCTCGGCATTTTGTAGATCACAGTGGCGAGCTGCTTGAGGGTCTTCATTTTGCTCTTCCTCCCTTCTTCAGGGAGGGCAAACAAGACACAGAGGCGGAAAATGAAAAAGGGCCGCGATGTGGGACACCTGCGGGACATCTTCGAGCTGGTGCGCAGGGTTCAGGCGCTGAAAAAACCCAGCACCTTGGCCAATCTTGGGGATTGGGCCATGTGCCGCACCGGAGGTGAGGGCTCAAGCGATATTTCGTGGCGCTCGATCGATGGTCGCAAGCGGCATTACCGTGCCCATCTTTACGAGAAGGAGCTGAAGCTCCATCTCGCAAAGTGGATGAATATGAACCTGTCCGAATTGCATCGTGATGTGGAACGATTGCATCGTGATATGGAGCGCCGCGCGAAACGTGCAAAAACTCCGGTGCTCAGTCCCTCGGTGATACTGAAAGTCATGTGCTCGGCCATGTGCTCGACGATCCGGGACTTCCAACAATGACGACGTTGACCGACATCGGCTTCGGCGGGGGCGATATGCCGACGCTCGGCGAGATGAACGCCTACACGCCGGAATATTCGCGCGTGCTCGGCGCCTGGGCGCCGTTCAGCGGCGGGCCGCAGCCGCCGATGTCGACGATGGACTTCATGCGGCAGTACGGCGCCAACACCGCAACGTCGCCGGCCGCGGTGCCGGCGTCGCCGGCTGTGCCACCGCAGCTCGGGCCACCCAATTTCAGCCCGCCGCCGCAGGCGGTGACACCACCGCAACAGCAACCAAATTATCTGATGAACTTCCTCGCCGGCTTGCGCGCACCGCGAGCGCGACAGGTGCCGCAGCTGCCGCAGCTGCAGCTCGGCGGCGGCACACGTCTGTCGATGATCGGGAGAGGGGTCCGTGGCGTCTAATCTCTCCGATATTGGCGGGCTGTTCGAACGCGGCGCGCCGGATTGGCTGGAGGGCGCGCAGTACGAGGCGCCGACGACGGTTGGTGGCCTCGGCGATGTGTTCGAGCGCGCTGCTGCGCGTCTGGCTGGCCAGCGCCATATCCCGATCGATCGCGCCGCCCAGGCGATCGCCGAGCAGCGCATGGGCGAGGCGGCCAAGTACGCGAGCTGGGCTACCGGCGCCGGCATGGGCGGCGGTCTACTGTCGCGTCTCGCTGCACCGACAGTGTCGATGCTGCTCGATCCTGGCGAAGCTTACGGCGCGCCGAAGCTCGGCCCCGCCGTTGCTGCCGCCGGCAAGGCCATGGCGCCGGCAGCTCGCGCCGAGGCCTCGGCTATGGCGGTGCAAGACGCGCGGTTGGCGCCGAATGCGCTGCGGTTCTGGGAGCATGTGCCGCCGCCGACACCTTAAGCGCCGATGCTGCTCGGCAATCCCGATCTGCGCGGCTCGATGAACACGCTCGACAATATTCCGTTCACCTATAAGGGCAAGTCGCCGGCCGAATGGACACCGCAGCAGTGGGAAGAGGTGGGAAAAAACTTTGGTATTCCCAACCTGGGGCCGGAGAGCAAGGCGACCGCGTTTCCCTACAGCGACACTGGTACGTTCAACATCCCTGGCGGCCTGGAAGGCAAATTCACCTACTATGATCTGCTGCGGATGAAAGCTGATGCCATCAATCCGGCTCGCATCGATCCGCAGCTGCACAGCCAAATCCACTCGAAACTGCTGCGCACTATGACGCCGGAGGATGGCGCGTCGCCAGCGCAAGTTTGGCAAGGCCTGATGTTCGGTATGACCTCGCCCAACAATCCGCTGTTTCCTAATCAACTCACCAGCTCGATCCTGCGCCTACGTGATCCGCAGCTGCTCGATCAGCTCGCCGGCTCGATCCCGTGGAAGGTTGGTGAGACGGTGCCGAAGGAAGTCCGCAAGGAATACAACGATCGCGTCGCCAGCATGTTTGGTTTGCAGTCTGGTGAGAAAGGCGGGCTCGGCTCGCGCGGCACCACCGACTACACCCGCATTGCCGAGCTGGCGCAGATGTACAAAGAGAAACCAGAATGGTTTGCCAAGAAAGCCGGCGAACCATGGGACCAGTACGTCGAGCGCCTTACCTCCCAGGTCAAGGGCCTGTCGGCAAAGACAGGGTCACTCAGCGGTGTCTGGCAAGATCCGGCCAAGGCCGACATCTCGGCGATCGATCGTCATATGGTCAATGAGTTTGACCGACAGGTTGGTCTATTCAAGACGCCGGAGGAACGTGCAGCGTTTGAGCAGCGCGCGGTCGAGCGTTGGAACAAGATGAAGGAAAACAACAACAAGCAGGTCGATAGCTATCAGCAGCTGCTGAACACCTCGGGCAGCGATGGCTTCCTCGGTGGCATGAAGCTTGAATATGTAGGCGCCTCGTCGCAGCCGCTGTTCCGCACCGCCAAGGGTGAAGTCAACAAGAATATTCCGCCATATCTGGCCAATGCTGATTTCCCGGTCGAGCCGACCAACGTCAACATCATGGGTGATGCCTATCATCGGGCGCTCGATTGGAACGCGCAGGATGCAGCGAGCCGAGGTCTCGGCCTATTCGGCGGGCAGTGGGCGCTGTGGGACCGCATCCGTAATCGTCTGGAGCCACACGAAAACATGTTCCCCGGCCTGGAGCGTATGCCGGCGATGTCGCGCGAGCAGCTCCGCGAGGTCAGCCGCGAGCACACGCTGTCGGGCCATAAGACCTACGGCAAGGTTACCGGTGACGATGAGGTGGTTTCGCTGAAGCCGACGCGCCCGCGTCCCAATCCTGGGTCGTTTGGTTATCTGACGCTGCCGCCGCTGTCGCTACTGGGGCTCGGCCTGGCGCGAGATAACGAGCGATAAAAAACCGAGCGCCTAACCGTTTCCCGTACCCAGTGCGGGGACTGTGTCCCCCTAGGGCGCTGCGTTTCCGACGAGACGCTCGGCAACCTCTTTTCTAACACCTTAAGGTGTATATGGCAAGCAAGCGCAAACGCAAGCGGGCGCGGAACCCATCTGCGCCGGTCACCGAGACCCGCACCACCGCCACCGAAGCTGATGGCGAGGACGCGCGCGTCGAGAGCAACGAGACTGGCATCCCCGAGGTTGCTCCGACCAGCGATCTCGACAAGGTGCATCAGGAGGCGATCGATCGCTACGATGACGCCTGGGAAAAAGACCGCCTCAACCAAGATGAGGCCTATGACGATCTAAAATTTCTCGCCGATGATAACGCACAGTGGGACGCGATTGCGCTTCAGCAGCGTGTCAGTGAGCGGCGTCCGGTGCTGACCGTGAACAAGTGCCCGCAGTTCATCCGGCAGGTGACCGGCGATATCAGGCAGCTGCGTCCCGCCATCCACGTTGTGCCAATCAACGAAGGCAGCGAGGCGCTCGCCAGCGACGTGCTGCCGGAGATGGTGCGCTACATCGAGCGGCGCAGCGACGCTAAGGGTGCCTACTTTCATGCCGCCGATCAGATGGTGTCGGCCGGCATCGGTCATGTCCGCGTCTACACTGAATATGCCGGCTTCGGCACCTTCAATCAGGAAATTGCCATTGGCCCGGTGGTCGACGGCATCGCCGTGGTCTGGGATGCCGACAGCAGCGAGCTGACGCGCCGGGACGCCAACTATTGCTTCGTGCTGTTCGACTTCGCGCGCAAGGTCGCGGAGCAGAGGTGGCCCGACAAATCGTTTGATGCACCGATGGCGGCGCCAGGCGCAGCATTCGATGGCTGGGCCAGCGACGATCACATTCGCGTCGCCGAGTATTGGCGCAAGGTGCCGATGGAGCGCGAGCTGGCGGTCTATCCGACCGGACAGGTGATTGATCTCACCGACGATGATTACGACGAGAGCACCGAGCCCGAGCAGTTTGCCGAGCCCGAGGCCGAGCCCGAAGATACGCCCGAGGACGACAAGCCATCGCAGGACGAGGCGCACTATCGTCCCGGTGAGGGCGAGGAACGGTGCGCCAATTGCACCATGTTCCGGGCGCCGGCTCACTGCACCGCGATCCAAGACCCGGTGCGCGCCGATATGCTGTGCGATTATTTCGAGCTCAAACCGGAAGCGACGCTCGCCGACATGGCCGGCGGCGATCTCTACGGCAACCCGCAGCGCCCGCAGCTCGGCCCCGGCATGGGACCGAAACGCGCCGACGCGATCGCGGCCGGCGCCACCATCGAGAAGCGCGACAGCTACCGGGTCGAGCGCATCATCATGTCGGCGACCGAGATACTGGAGGGCCCCGAGCAGTGGCCCGGCATGCATATTCCGATCGTGCCGTTCATCGGTGAGCAGGTGACGATTGGCCGGCGCGTCGTGCGCCGCTGCATCGTCCGCGTCCTGAAAGACGTGCAGCGGCTGTACAATTATGCGATTTCTGCTGATGCCGAAGCGGTGGCGCTGCAGCCCAAGGCGCCGTTCAAGGGCACCCGCAAAAACTTCGAAAATTTCCTCGACCAGTGGGAGACCGCAAACACCCGCAATTGGCCGTTCCTCGAATACGATCCCGATCCCGAGAACGGAGGTCGTCCCCCCGAGCGCGAGCCGCCGCCGGTCGCGAGCACCGGCATCAGGGAGCTGCTGAACACGGCGACCGGCGATATGTCCGCCGTCACCGGCATCTATCCGGCGGCGCTCGGCGCCACCAGCAACGAGACCTCGGGCAAGGCGATCACTGCGCGGCAGCGCGAGGGCGACACCGGTACGTTCCACTACATCGAGGCGTTCGCGCGCGGTGTCGAGCGCGTCGGTCAAATCGTGGTTGATCTGATGCCGCACGTTTACGACACCGAGCGCACGCTGCGCGTTGTCGGCGACGACGGCAAGGCTACCAAGATCGAGATCAACAAGCCGATCATTGATCCCAATGGCGACGGCATCGACACCATCACGCTGAACGATGTCACCATCGGCAGCTATCAGGTTGCAGTCGAGATGGGGCCGAGCTACTCGACCAAGCGCGAGGAAGCTCGTGATGGCATGCAGACCTTGATGCAGTCGCTCGGCCAACAGGTTGCGCCGTTGTTTGCTGATCTGTATGTGCGCGGCCAGGACTTTCCGCTCGCCGACAAGATTGCGAAGCGGCTGCAGTTTCTGTTGCCGCCGCAGATCGCGCAGGCAGAAGCGGCACAGTCGGGTGAACCGCCGCCGCCGGCACCGCCGCCGGCACCACCCAATCCCGAGGTTGCCCTGAAGCAGGGCGAGCTGCAGCTCAAGCAGCAATAGGTGCAAGGCAAGATCGCGCTGCAAGGCCAGCAGCTGCAGCTCGATCAGAAGAAGCTTCAGGTCGAGCTGGCCAAGGTCGATGCCGAGCTGCAGAAGGCGTTCATGGCGCAGCAGACCTCGATGGCACAGACCCGTGCCGACATTGTCGACAAGCACATCGATCGCGCCCACGAGATCGGCATGGCGACCGTGCAGCATGGTCGCAACACGGGCGAAGCTGACGTGCAGCGTGGCCACGAGATCGGCATGGCTATGGCGCAGCGCGACCATGAGGCCGGCATGGCCGAGATCGCAGCCAGTCGTGCCGCCAACGGCAACGGTAACGGTGCGGCGCTGGCCGAGCCAGAGGTCGCCGACGATATGCAGCAGCAGCGCGAGATCGATGGGCTGAAGCGCGCCGTCGAGGACTTGCAGCAGGCAATGCTTCATCTCGTCAACATGCTCGGCGGCCGTGCCTCCTCGGCACCGGGTGGAAGCCCTCCAGGCGGCCCGGTGATGGGTCCGCCGTCGCCGGGACCAGCACCACCACCGCCGATGGCCCCGTTCATTGGTGAGCCGCAGCCGCCGCCGCCTGGCGCGGCGCCGGCAGGAGCACCACCCGCAATTTAAAAGGTTTCGAGCCGTGCAGCCGCATGACGCGGCAGCCGCCGAAAAGTAGCCGCCCGCTGGGCGGTTTTTTTGTTGGAGCAAACAATGAACCTTGACGACGACGAGAAGACGCCCGCGCCAGCCCCGAGTGTGCCAGCCGGTGATCAACCCGAAGTCAGCGACCAGCCCGAGGCCGAGGAGGCCGAAGGCGAGGAGGCAGAGACCGAGACCCTCGAAGACGACGATGAGGGCGACGACGACGAGCAGGACGAGGACGAAGACGAGGACGGCGACGACGAAGACAAGCCCAAGCGTAAGTCTGGGTCGCGCGCCGCGCGCTACAAGCGACGGGCTGAGGCAGCCGAAGCCCGTCTGCAGGACATGCGCAGCCGTTCCAACGGCAGCCTTCCTGCAGACGTGAGCAGCGAGGCGGCACTCAATCGCCACATCGCGCAGCGCGTCTATAACGAAATCGGCGATCCGCCCAATCCACAAGACCCGAGGTGGAAGGACAACTACGTCGGGTTTGAACGGGCGGCCCAGGCCTACGAGACCGATCTGCGACAGGTCGAGCGTTCGGTGCGCAAGGAGATGCACGCCGATTACACGCGCGAGCGGGAGCGGATGGGTCAGCTGGTTGCTGATCACAAGGAACGCATCGCGAAGCTTCGCACCAAGGTCAAAGACTTTGATGTGATCATGGCCCGCGCCACGGTCCCGGTGCATCCGCACGTCGAGCGCCTGATCCTCGAAAGCAAGCGATCTGAACGCATCAGCCTCGTGCTGGCAAAAGATCAGTCGCGGCTCGTCAAGCTCAACAACATGTCGCCCGAGGCAGCCGCTCGCGAGATCGGCCGCATCGAGGGACGCCTGTCTCTGCCGCAACCCAAACAGCAAACGCAGGCTCGTAAGCCTGTTGCTCCGCTGCGTGGTGGCGGTGCCGGCCCACGATCGGGTTTGGCTGAAGTCAACGCCTACATGAAACGACGGTACGGCGACCGCGACTAACAGCGTGGTGACCGGCTCGAGCCGCTAGCACAGGAGCTACGGCAGTGCCTAACACCATTCTGAACCCACAAATCATCGCCCAGACGGCGGTGCGAATACTCGAAAACGAACTCGTCATGGGTCGCCGCGTCTATCGCGGCTACGAGGAGGAGTTCGACAAGAAAGTGAACGGCTACGAGATTGGCGACACCATCTCGATCCGCAAGCCGCAACAGTTCAGTGTTCGGCAAACGGCAGTGGCCGTGCCGCAAGACGTGCAAGAGGGCAAGCTCTCTCTGGTCGTCAACAACCAGAAGGGCGTTGACTTCAAGTTCAGCGGCGTCGAGCTGACCTTGAAGATTGATGCACTCGCCGACCGCGTCATCCGGCCGGCAATGGTTCGTCTCGCCAACCAGATCGACGTTGACGTGATGAACCTGTACTCGCAAATCCCCAACTGGGTCGGACAGCCGGCAACTGGTGCTGATGCTCCGATCTCGTCGTTCGCAATGTTTGCGCGCGGCACCGAGCGCCTCGATCAGATGGCGTGCCCGCAAGACGATCGCTCCGCAGTGCTGGCGCCTGACAGCTACTGGGCACTTGCTGGCGGGTCGCTGACCCAGTTCCTGCCGAGCGTCAACCAGCAATCCTACCGCGCTGGCGAGATCGGTCAGATCGCTGGTGTCGGCACCTACATGTCGCAGAACGTGCCGACGTTCACCGGCCCCGGCAACCTCGATGCTCCGGCGACCGTCACTGGTGCGCAGTCAACCACCTGGGCGGCGGCAATGAACACCGAGGCCATGCCCGGCACCATGTCTCTGGTGACCGGTGCCTGGACCGGCACCACCGTCAAGGCAGGCACCGTGTTCACGATCGGCACGGCCGCGACCGCGGTACGTGCAGTCAACCCGGTGACCAAGGCGCAGCTGCCGTTCCAGCAGATGTTCACCGTGCTCGCTGATGCAACGGTGTCCGCTGGTGCAGCGACGCTCACCATTACGCCGCCGATCATCCCAACCTCGGTCGATGCGGCGTTCGGCACCACCGACATCGCAGCCGGTGCCGGTGCAACCATCCAAGTGGTGGGCGACGCCTCGGGCTCCTATCGGCAGAACCTGATGTTCCACCGCAATGCGTTTGCGCTGGTCATCGTGCCGATGGTCAAGCCGGCCGGCGCCGTTGATGTCGCACGCGAGAGCTATCGCGGCATCAGTGCTCGTCTGATCCCGTACTATGACGGCACCAACGACATCAGCAACTACCGCCTCGACGTGCTGTACGGCGTCAAGGTGATCGATAACCGCCTCGCCGTGCGCCTCAGCGGCGGCACTGCCACGCTTGGCAATCCGTCGCAGTAAAGCACTACGCCTCACCTGGGACGCGCCAATGCGTCCTTCTTTTTTGTGTCCACTATAGGAGATGAACATGGCGAAGAAGCACCCTCCGAAAAAGAAGCGCAGCAAGGCGGACGAACCTGACTTGTTTGCCGGCGAGACCAAGGACGCTCCGGTCTCCGGCAACGTGACAATTGTCCAGCAAGTGTTTGTCACGATGCCGAGCGTTGGCGTTGTTGATGAGCTGGTGATTGAGCAGCAATGTCTGGCTCTCGCGGCCGAGCCAGATCGGATCACTGAAACCTCGGGCAATTCGCACCTGCTTGATCCCAACAGGCCAATCACTACCGATGCCGCGGGCGTGCATCTCTACTTCAAGCCACCGCTCGCTGTCGTTGCCGGCGGCACCTACGGCTTCCAGTTCCGTTGTGAATACAACGACGGAGCGACGCCGCTAGCGGCGGCCACCAAAAGCGATGCTGCCGCTGACGCCGAGCGCGCCGAAGCGGAGGCTTAATCGATGGCTCGGACACGCCGGGAGCTAATCGACGCGGTGCTCGACAATCTCGGCGTGCTCGTGCCTGGACAGGCGCCGAGCGACGAAAACGTGGCGACGGTCGATAGCATTATCGATCCCACCGTTGCCACCTTGGCGGCGCTCGGCATCATCTACATTCCCGACGCCGGCACACCCAACCCACCCGCTGGCGGCGAGATTGATGACGCTATTTTTCTGCCGGTTGCCGACAAATGTGCCTGGGCGGCGGCCGGTCGCTTCAACCAGGGCGACAATCCAGCGCTCAAGACGCTGGATGGTCAGGCCGACGTGACGTTGCGCCTGATCGGTCGTCCCGCATCCACGCGCCGCACGCTCTCGACCGACATGCAGCTGTCGGGCCGGCGTGCGCCGCTCAACCCACGCTTCTGGAGCAGCTAATGCCGCTCGGTCAGCTGCAGGTACCGTGGCCAGACAGCACGATGCCCGGCATTCGCACCCAGGAAAGCGGCGGGCGCATCATCAACGGCTATATTGATGCGCTCAGTGCCAGCGCACCGACACAGCTGATCTACCGACGGGCGCCGGGGCTGCGGTTCTTTGGTGCCTCGGCGCTCACCGGCTTTCGTGGTGCGATGCAGGTGGGCAACCTGTTGTATTGCGCGTTCAACAACAACCTCGTCACGTTCGGCGCAGCCGGCGGTGTTGCGACCGGCGTCGGCGCGGCCGGCAGCTTCACCGGCAGCGCCCGAGGCTTCTTTGCGCGCAACAACAAGACCACACCCGACATGGTGTTTGTTGATCCAGCCGGGACGCAGATTGCATTCACTGCCGGCGGTGTTTTCACCAGCCCGATCGATGCCGACTTGCCGGGCGTCAATTCTGTTTGCTGCGTTGACGGCTTCTTCATTTTCACGGTCGCCGACGGTCGCGTGTTTGCCTCCGATCTCAACACCACCTCGGTTAATCCGCTGTCGTTTGCTGCGGCCGAGAGCAAGCCCGATCAGCTGGTGCGGGGCCTGCCATGGGCCGGCAATCTATTCCTGTTCGGCGCCGCGACCACCGAGGTGTGGACCAACATCGGCGCCTCGCCGTTTCCGTTCCAGCGATCGGTGGTGATCCCACGTGGCATCGCCGGGCCATACTGCGTCGCCGGCTTCGAAGATAATTTCAGCAGAGCACTGGTGTGGGTTGCCGATGATAACACCGTGGTGCAGCTCAACGGCTACACGCCGGTCAAGATCAGCCCAACCGATCTCGATGGCCTGATCGAGGACGTGACCAACAAAAACGAACTCGAGATGTCAGTGTTCATGTCCCGCGGCCATGCCTTTGTCATCCTGTCGAGCCTGACGTGGTCGTGGGTGCTCGATCTCAACACCGGCAAATGGGCCGAGCGGCAGAGCTATCTGCTGCCGCGCTCGCGGATCACCGGAGGCGTCTACGCTTTCGGCAAGTGGCTGGTGGGCGATACCACCTCCGGCAACATCAATTGCGTCAGCGACGAAGTGAACACCGAGGTTAATCCCGACGTGACCAAGGCGCCGCAGACGTTC